GTCAACGGTTGGCGAGGGCGACTGGCCCTGCGTTTGACCTTGCAAGTTGATGCCGTAGGACTGCGCCAACTGCATGAAATACTGCAGCCGCTGTTCAGGCGAGGACGTGCGGAGGGTGTGATCGGCCTGCGCGAGCGCCGCTACCGCCTTGTCAGGGGTCAACCCCAGCCCGCGAATGGTCGGCAGATACGGCTCAAGGGCCGCGTTCATCGAGTCGGCAAACTGTGCCTTGGACAGCAGCGGCTCAACGCCCTTTCGCATCTGTTCTTCGCGCTGATAGGCGTATTCACGCATCTTGGGGTCGGCCTTCAGCCAATGTTCGTGGTATTCCTTCTTCCACGACGCCGGGGGCTTTGACCATACCGGCTCCTCTGCGGGTTCGGCTTGCGGAGCCTCTTCCGCCTTAGGCGCAAACCGGCCCGATTCGTCTCGGGTACGGGCAGGCGACTCAGCAACCGGTTCTGCGGTCGCTAGGGTCGGCTCCACCTCTGGAACGGTATCGAATTGCTCTTCAAGCAGTGTCTTACGGGTATCTTCCATCACTTTCTCCTGTGGGGATCATGGGTGAAACGGACTTCATCCCGCAGACGCGCCATTAAGTTGCTGGCTTGCGCGTGGGTCATGTTCGCCAATTGATGACGCAACACCTCTACTCGGGTGTCCTTGACCGGTGGGGGCGAATTCAATTTGGTCGGATCTTCGTTGCCGACCTCTACGCAGTTGTTGGCCTTCAGGTGACGCCGATGCTCAGAACGTGACGTGACCATGCGCCCGTCAATCATCGACTTATAGGGCGTAATGTCAGGGATTATGTAGTGATACTGACCTTTTGCGTCCCGTTTGCGCTCTACAAACTCGCCGTCAACCATTACATACGTTCGCTTCATAGCAGTAACAACACGTCCTCATCGTCCATATCAAGATAAGCGGCATACAGACGCTCCACAGCGTCAATGTTTGCCAGCAACCTGTCCCAATCAACCCGCGCCTCTACGCGCTCGCTGATCGGCCCTGCAACCTTAAATTCCTCAACAATCGACTCTGCGACCAGCGGCTTGCCTTCTACGAGATGCTCGTAAGCGGCAATGATCTGCTGGCGTCGTAACTCGCGTTCCTCAACCTCCTCTTTGACCCTGCGCTTGCGGCGAACGTCGCCGTCGTGCGTATCTATTACGACGATGGGCGGCGGCGCGCTCTGCGATTGCAGCAGCGTCAAAAACATGGTTACACCAACGTCTTGAGTTGATCCAACGTCAACTGAGTCTCAGCAATCTGTGCGTCTAGCAGCACGACTTGGTTGATGTCGCCTACAGCTGCAGCCGATGCCCGCGCAGAGTTAAGCGCAGCCAGTTTGGCTTGCACCAGTTGAATCAACTCAGCAAGGCTCATACAAGCACCACGCACTCTTGTGCGACCGTGGACAGATGCGACTGCAGGAACACCGTGTCGTAGGTGTCCGTCCCGTCGATGGCGCAGTAACACGCCACGCGATTACCCAGAGCAGCCGTGCCAGACTGCAGGAAGTCCGTCGGCGTAAACACAGACAGCACGCGATTCTCGACATCGAACCGGTACATCTGGCTAATCTGCGAGGCAACGTAAAGGTTCATGTAGAACATACGCCCCTCATTGTCGAACGGGCTGTAGCACCCACCCGAGCCAGTCGCAGGCAACGCGCCGGGCGAACCGTCGTAAGTGATCGCAGCAGTCCACGTCCCCGTGATTGCTCCAGCAATGTCCAGCACGTCCAACGTCGCCGCACCGCCACGGAAGAAGTAGCAGAACGATTGCCGCCCATATCTGTTTTGGTCTGGCTCAATCCCCCAAGACGGTGCCCACATGCCGCCCGCAGCATTTGCAACGGTGGCTGCGCCGAAGTAAGTGGTACTCCAAGCGTTAGCGACAATGTTGTTTGTGCCGTTGTTGATGGTCGCGTCGGTGTAATTGTAGGTGTACACCGTCGTCGTAGCGGACGAGCGAAGCAACACAAGGTTAGGCAGTTCGATGACGTACTTGGCCGTCGAGGACGGAGTAACCGTCCAGTTGGTGCCGAGTGTGTACACAGGGCTTGGGCCAGCAGTATGCGAGGCAATGATGCGGCGCTGGCCTACTGCAGTGACGTTGGTCGTGTCTTCGACAATGCGAATCTGGAAGTTGCGGTATTCGTTTGCCAGCACCACCGCATCGCCCAGCGTGGCTTGACCCGTCAAAGTACCCGCCGCTGTGGCTGTGGCCGTCAATGCATAACGCGACACAACGCCCGTGTCGTAATTGAAGGCGCCCTTAATCATCCCATCGCCGGGAGAGCAGTCATAAGGCACATACTGCTCGTCAAGCACCATGAGGCTCGAATCAGTACCAATCGTTGCCGGGAGGTTGGTCTGTGTCATCGAGGCAACCGTGTTGGTTGCAACTTCAAACGAACGCCATGAGGTTGCAGCCAGCGTACCCGCCGACAACATCGCTACACGACCCGCGACGATCTCATAACGCGAGCCAGAGACAGGCGTGAATCCAAAAGTGGACAACACTGTAATAACAGGCGTAGTGCTGGCCGTGTTGCCCGTGATGTAACGCTCGGCAGTCTTACCCGAGCCGCCTGCGCCGTTGTCGATGATGCGAAGTTTGTAGCCGTACTCGCCAGAGCCGCCACGATTGGCGAGCATATTGACGCCGACTGCCGTGGGCAGGGCAGTGGTCAGCGTGACCGACGTAGTGGTTGCACCCGCCGCAATCGTTCCCACAAGGCCAAACGAAGGCATGAAGGCACACGCCGCCCCAGCGCCAAACGTGCCACCCAAACCGGGGTTCACCGCAAAGGCAGAGCCTTTCGTGATGATGTTGTAGCGGTTCAGGATCGCAGCAGACACCAACTGATACACAAAGGGGTTGCGCGAAATGTCGTTACGCAAGTCGCTGCACACTGCAGCCGCAGCCGCATGAGCGTTAGGCATCGGCGGTACTTGACGCCAAACAAGCGTGTCAATGACCTTCTTGAATGTATTAGCCATTCGTCACCTCAAGTGATTCGCGCACGGACACACTGTGCCCACGCAACTCGGTTCTGATCCAAAATCTGCATTCGGGCGTTGTAACCGTCAATGTTGTTCAAAGTCGTAACAGTGCCAACCGTCGTGACCGTAGTGACCGTCGTCACCGTTGTGACTGTGCCCGACTCAATCAATACCGTGCCGCGCTGACGTTGCGAGGACTTGTCATAGCCCATTGGCGCGTTGAAGTAGTTGAGCATTCGCGTCAACAACAGCACCATGTCCTGACGAGTTTCCTCAGCGGTGGCATCCGACACAGGCATCGGGTTGGTCGCGCTAACCCCTTGCAGATTGCCGCCGACGTTGATGCCGATGTAATCCGCCGAAGCCGGAACTGCCGCGCCAGTGGTTCCAGCAGCCGCATTGCCACTAGATCCACCGACGATGTTGACGTTTTGAGTTGCAGGGAAGTTACTGACCGTTACATCAATCGGTGCAGCAGTAGTAATCCCAACAGTACCCTGCACGTCAATTGCTGCGGGGGTAGTAATCGGCATCGGGTTGGCAGCGGAGACATCAACGGCAGTGCCGTCAGCGCCGACGCCGATCTTCACGCGCTGGTGCAATACGCCAGCGATTTCGTCTGCTGCGACTAGTGCGCCTGTGCCCGGTGTATAACCAACATTGTCAGCCATGGATCACCTATTGCAGATTGGGTTGAACAGGCTCAACGCCTACCGCTCGACCATCTTGACCGCGAACGATGCGCTTCGGGGCGGATAGCGAGGCCAAGGCAGCACTGATTTGTGCCATTGCGCCTCGGTTGTCTGCGGCCATCTGTGCGTACAGTTCTGCGAGGCGATCCATCTGCGATTTGACCTCTGCGCCAAGGTCGGCCACAACGCGTTCGTTAACCTGCTGCTGGGCTTCAAACATCGGGATGTCAAGGCCGGGGTTTGCACTGATACGCGCAACCATGACCTTTGTGGCCGCATCAAGGTCGGCCTTGTACCTGTCCGCTTCCTGTTTCTGCGCGAGTTCCTGCGTTTTCATCTGCGCTTCAAACTGCTGGCGCTGCTGCTCTAGTTGCATTTCCATTTGCAATTTGGCCTGATCGTTCTGCGCCTGCGCCGTCATCTTGGCCTGTTCTAGCTGCATCTTGGCGCTTTCGACCTGCTGCGAAGCCTGCATCTTGGCCTGCTCCATCTGCATTGCCACCTGCGCCTTCTGCTGTTCAGCCTGCGCTTTTTGCGCTTCAACTTGAGCAGCCTGTTGGGCGGCCTGCGCTTCGGGGTTGGGTTGTGCTGCCATCTGCTGCATCTGGTCTAGGGCTTGATCCAATGCGCCCTCAAGCGGACGCGACTGCTTGAATGCCTGTATGCCGAACTTCATAAGTTCAACCATCATCGGCACCATCGGTGGGCTGGCCTGCGCGACCGGCAACGCCTGCTGCAAGAACCCGCCAAACGCCTGCAAGAACTCCATGCGCTCTTGCTTGTTCTGGTTTTCGTCCAGCATCACAAGCGAATCAGCGGCTACGTCAATGCGGAAGTTACGCAGCGGGCGATCCTTCAGCAACTCAATGGCCTGCGGGATCAACTGCTGATCCTGCGGCGACATCTGCTGTGCTGCCGCATACGTCAGAATGGTCTGCGGCTGGAACTTGGTCGCCATGACCTGCGCCTTTAGGCGGATCAAATTGGACGCGAACAGGGCCACATCTTCCTGCATCGACCGCAGTCTTAGCCCGGCGTATTGTCCTTTGATCTGCTGCGCCGTTGCTGTTTCTGACGCAGCAGTTTGCCCACGGATAATGTCCGCGATGCCGGTGATTTCGTAGATTTGGCCCTTGATGTCTTGACGGGCTTGGTAGCACTGGAGGAGGGCGGTGGCGAGAGTGTCGAGCGGAAGGAGGTCAATGCTGCCTTTAAGGCCGCCCTTTTCGCCAAAAGCCATCCACTTATCGACTGGAATAAGCGCATTGTTGTCACCTTCGGTCATCAATCGTTGCAGAGCAGGCTGGCTCGCGTCATACACGCCACGCACCCGCAGCGCCTTAACCAAACCATCAATGCGATCGGACAGGATGTCCAGCTCCATCGCCTGATCTTGGTACAGCACGAAGTCAGGTACGGGGACGAGGCTATCGGACGTCAGCGTGGCGTAAAGCGGGCGCCCACACGGGAAAAAGCCTTCCAGCTCCAACGGGTCGTCGCGTTCGTCAATGATCTGCGGCAGTCCCTTGCAGAACCAGTAGACCTTCAACGTCTCTTTATCCCATAACTCGCATATCTTGGCCCGGTTGTAGGTCTTTTTGGACTCGTTGTAGGCGTTGAGCGGCTCTGGGCCTTGGTCAAGCGGTATCTTGGCCGCTGCTTCCTCGCCAAAACGCTCTGTAAGGGCTTCCTTGGTCATGTAAACCCAGCGCCATACCTGTGAGACTTCTTCCCACGTCCGCGCTGTAGAGTGTCCAAAGTCCTTCCAGTGAACGTAGTCGGTCGGGGCGCACTCGTAGTCGATCTGCTCCATCACGGCGTTTTCGCCCTGCTCGACGTCCTCTGTGACCTGTAGCCCGTCGTCCTCAATGCCCTGCGGGGCAACGTGCGGCTCATACCGCACCCATGCCACGCCACGACCGCCGAGGAACCGATCTTCGAC